TTAACAGAACAGCGTAGAATTAGACAAAACGCTGAGGAATAACATCACTCGACAATATAAGATAAATATTGTATAATAAACAAAAGAGATCAAAAATGAGTTGGAAAAAACACTTCACAGTATACCAGGGCAAAGCAGAAAAAACTTCTGGCCGTGGCGGAAATGGCGGCGGTAGCGCAAGCCGTTTTCAAAGCTGGCTACCTGAGGTATACAGTGGTATGCCAAACCGTGTCGAGCGTTATATGCAATATGACCAAATGGACATGGACAGTGAAATCAATGCTGCACTGGATACTATTGCTGAATTCAGTACACAGTTTGATGATGAAACTGGTACGCCTTTTAAAGTTGTATACAAAAATGAGCCCACAGAAAGTGAAAGCAAAATCCTAGATCAGGCACTACGCCAGTGGTGTAATATCAATGACTGGGATAGACGTATTTTTAAGACATTCCGTAACGTAGTAAAGTATGGTGACCAACCGTTCATTCGTGATCCTGAAACTTGGGAATTAAATTATGTAAATCCTCAGGATGTTATCAAAGTAGTTGTTAACGAAAGCGAAGGTAAAAAGCCTGAGCAGTATATTGTTAAAAACATTGACCTTAATCTACAAAATAAAACTGCAACTGAACCGCTAGAACACAATAACAGTTTTAGTGGAGGTACACCTGCTGGTGCATTTGCTAGCATGGGCAGTAAAGATTACGGTGCTACTAGTAACAGTGGAACTTCCAACAGTAACGGCATTGCAGCAAATACTGAAGAATATGCAGTAGATGCCAGTCATATTATGCATGTTGCTATGACAGAAGGCATGGATCAAAACTGGCCATTTGGTAGTAGTATCCTTGATCCGATCTTTAAAACATATAAACAAAAAGAACTGTTGGAAGATAGTATTATTATCTACCGTGTACAACGTGCGCCAGAACGCCGTGTGTTCTATATTGACGTTGGTAACATGCCAACACACAAAGCAATGGGCTTTGTTGAACGTGTTAAAAACGAAATACACCAACGCCGTATTCCAAACAAAACAGGCGGTGGACAAAACGTGATGGATGCACAGTATAATCCATTAAGTATTATGGAAGATTATTTCTTTGCACAAACTGCTGAAGGACGTGGTAGTAAAGTTGATGTTTTACCAGGTGGTCAAAACTTGGGTGAGATTGACGATCTTAAATTCTTTACAAACAAAATGCTAAGAGCATTGCGTGTGCCTAGCAGTTACCTGCCAACTGGTCCAGAAGATGGTAGTGCAACATATAATGACGGGCGTGTAGGCACGGCATTTATTCAAGAATTCCGTTTTACAAAATATTGTCAACGACTACAGAATATGATTCAGCCAGTTTTTGATAAAGAATTTAAACTATTCCTAAAAGAGCGTGGCTTCCAGATTGAAAGTAATTTGTTTGATATCCGCTTTATTGAGCCACAGAGCTTTAGTCAGTATCGTGAAATTGAAATTGATAATGCCCGTGCTGGAGTATTTGGACAAATTGAAGGTGTAGAATACTTGAGCAGACGTTTTGTTCTTAGCAAGTATCTTGGACTTAGTGAAGACGAGATATTGGAAAATGAGCGTATGTGGAAAGAAGAAAATCCAAACACCGTAGGTACTGATGGTGGTGCTGAAGGTGGCGGATTAAGTGATGTAGGAATACGTCCTGACTTTGATCAGGATACAGGTGACTTTGACACTGGCGAAGACGTTGGTGACACTGAAGTAGACACAGGTGAAAGTCCAATTGCTGGAGACGAAGGCGCCGACACAGGAGAAGAAACATGAGATTTCAGGAACTGAGAGAATATTATGAAGCGTCTGATGACGAATACAATCAGAGGCAAATAGATGACACTCGTAAAGCAAAACTAACATTGCGCCATCTAAATAAATTGCGTAAAAAACGTGCAATGGATAGTAAAGAAAAAGCTATACGAGATGAGGATTTAAGCGCAATTTATAGCAAACCACAGGAATAAATTTTACTTAGCAAGGTGGTCAGTTAATAAAAACACCACTTTTTGCTGATTTCTATGCTTTTTTCTAAGTAAAATGTTTTACTTACTAAATAACATTGACTTTGTAACACTATATTGCTGTGTCATCATTGAGGAGTATATGCAAAATGAATAGTAAAAGTAAACTAGAAAAAGTACTCGAATTGGTGATTAACGAGGACACTGACCGTGCCTCTGATCTACTACACGACATCTTTGTCGAGAAGTCACGTGAAATTTACGCTGACCTAATCGAAGAAGATGCAAGTGTGGAAGATGTCATCGAAGAAGACGAGGACGAACTTGAAGAAGCTATCGACGATAGCGACATGGAAGATGACTTCATTGAAGATATTGAAGATTCAGAAGAAGAAATCGAAGCAGAAGAAACATTTGGCGAAGCTGATGAAGAAGACGAAGCTGAAGCAGAACTAGCAGACGAATTAGCTGGTGATGAAGAAGCAGAGGAAGAAGAAGGCGATGCAGAATCAGAAGCTGAAGAAGCTATGATGAATGTAGAAGATGCTCTAGCAGAACTAAAAGCAGCGTTTGCTGATTTAGTAGGCGACGATGCTGGTGAAGAAGAAGGCGATGAAATGGAAATGGAAATGCCTGAAATGGAATCAGTTGAAGAGTTTGCTGAAGAAGTTGAAGAAGTAGACGAAGCTGAAGAGCTAGAAGAAGGCGCAGAAATGAAAGCCGTAAACGTGTCAATGCCAAATGGCGAAGACAGCGGTGCTAAATCACCAGTAAAAGATGCAGGTAACGATATGGGTAATCCACATCCAACTGATACATCAGAAGAAGCTGGCGGTAAAGCAGAAGCACCAAAAGCTATGGGTGTCGACGGTCCACAAGAGGCTGGCGAACCAAGAGCAGTCAAGGGTTAATAGCGTATGTTTACACCACTTAGAGAAGTAATTTTACCTAACGTTGCAAGTATTACCACTGAGTCAGTTGATGACGGTAAAGGTGGTAAGGACTTGTACATGGAAGGTATCTTCATTCAGGGTGGTGTGAAAAACCAAAACCAAAGAGTATATCCAGTAAATGAAATTGCAAATGCAGTGAAGTCGTTGCAAGAGAAAATTACTAAGGGATTTACTGTTTTAGGTGAGGCAGATCACCCTGACGATTTAAATATTAACCTAGACCGTGTCAGTCATATGATTACAAGTATTCATATGAATGAAAGAGACGGTATCGGTAAATTAAAAATGTTACCCACTCCCATGGGTAATATATGTAAAACGTTACTAGAAAGTGGCGTTAAGTTAGGTGTCAGCTCAAGAGGCAGCGGCAACGTTGATGGAAGTGGAAACGTATCAGATTTTGAGATCGTTACAGTAGATATTGTAGCAAATCCAAGTGCTCCTGATGCATATCCAGATCCAATTTATGAACAGATTATGAACCACCGTAGAGGCGGGACAATTTGGGACGTTGCAACTGCGGTAAAGCATGATAATCGAGCTCAAAAATACCTCCAATCAGAGGTAGTCAACTTCATCAAGGACCTAGGGAGAGATTAAATGGCTCAAGAAATTGATAAAATTCTCGGCTCTGAGGTACTTTCTGAAGATGTGAAGAACGGTATCAACGAAGCATTTGAAGCACGTATTGCTGAGGCACGTGAAGAAATCACCGCAGAATTGCGTGAGGAATTTGCAGGCCGCTACGAAAACGATAAAGCGCAAATCGTAGAAGCAATGGATGCAATGCTAAATGATACGATTAAAGTAGAACTAGAAGAGTTTGCTCAAGATAAGAGCAAACTAGCAGAAGACCGTGTTGCTTATAAAAAAGCAATCAAGGAACATGCTAAACTTCTAGACACATTTATTATGTCTACTTTAAAAGAAGAAATCGCAGAACTCAGAGAGGATCGTGAAGCACAGAAAGCAAACTTTGGAAAGCTAGAAGAATTTGTTCTTTCACAGCTAACCAATGAGCTAAACGAATTCCATGAAGACAAACGTTCACTAGTTGAACAAAAAGTTAAAATGGTAACCGAAGGCAAGAAAGTAATTGCTGAAGCCCGTGCTACTTTTGTTAAAAATGCAGCAGAAAAAGTTGAAAAAATCGTTGAAAGTACTCTTAAAGGCGAACTAACAGCCCTTAAAGAAGACATTCAAGCAGCTAAAGAAAATAACTTTGGTCGTAAGATTTTCGAAACATTTGCAGCTGAATTTATGACAAGTACACTAGCTGAAGGCACACAAGTTGCGAAACTAAATCGTACAATGGATGAACTAAAATCTAAATTGGACGAAAGCGAAAAGGCCCTTGCAGAAAAAGATGTAGCTATTATGGAAGCTAAACGTGATGCTAAGATTGCAAAAGATCTTACAGACCGTAAAGCTGTAATGAGTGAAATGATGGCTCCATTAAGCAAGGATCAAAAAGAAATCATGGGTGCACTACTAGAAAGCGTGAAAACAGAAAAACTACGTGATGCATTCAACAAGTATCTTCCAAATGTATTAAAAGAAGATGTACAGGTTTCTAAAAAAGAAAAGGCAAAGCTCACCGAAAACACAAAAGTGGTAACTGGTGATAAAGCAAGCCAACCAGAGGTTGGTAAATCTGCCGAAATTATTAATTTAAAAAAATTAGCCGGAATTAGCTAAGGAGAAAGATAATGGCAAACCTATTTGAAAATTGGTCAGCTACCAAAGAAGCTCTTACAGACGGTTTGGCAGGTAACAAAAAGACTGTAATGGACACTGTTCTTGAAAACACAAAAGCAGCACTTACTGAAAGTGCAACTGCTGGTGCTACTCAAGCAGGTAACGTTGCAACTCTTAACAAAGTTATCCTACCAGTTATCCGCCGTGTTATGCCAACAGTTATTGCAAACGAACTAGTTGGTGTACAACCAATGACTGGCCCAGTTGGTCAGATCCACACACTACGTGTGCGTTATGCAGAAGCAGCATCAGGTGTTTCAGCTGGTGATGAAGCCCTAAGCCCATTTGCAATTGCAAACGGTTACTCAGGTAACGCAAGCACAGGTAAAGCAGACGCAACAGCTACACTAGAAGGTGCAGCTGGACGTAAACTAAGCATCCAGATCTTGAAACAGACTGTTGAAGCGAAATCACGCAAGCTATCAGCTCGCTGGACTTTCGAAGCAGCTCAAGACGCACAAGCGATGCATGGTCTAGACGTTGAAGCAGAAATCATGGCAGCACTTGCTCAAGAGATTACTGCTGAAATCGATCAAGAGATCATCGGTAGCCTAAGCACACTTGCAGGTACAGCTGGTTCAACATTTGACCAGTCTGGTGTAAGCGGTACAGCTACATTCGTTGGTGACGAGCATGCAGCTCTAGCAGTTCTAATCAACAAAGCAGCTAACGACATCGCGGCACGTACACGCCGTGGCGCAGGTAACTGGGCAGTTGTTAGCCCAAGTGTACTAACAGTTCTACAAAGTGCGACAACAAGCGCATTTGCACGTACAACTGAAGGTCCATTTGAAGCACCAACAAACACAAAACTAGTTGGTACTCTAAACAACACAATGAAAGTATATGTCAACCAGTATGCAGCAAATGATGACGTACTAGTTGGTTATAAAGGTTCAAGTGAAGCGGATGCGGCTGCATTCTACTGCCCATACGTACCACTAATGAGCTCAGGAACAGTTCTTGATCCTGATACATTCGAACCAGTTGTTAGCTTCATGACACGTTACGGTTATGTCGAACTAAACAACACAGCAAGCTCACTAGGTAACGCAGGTGATTACCTAAACAAAATTGCTGTTACAACTTCAGCACTATCATTCAGCTAATAGTTGTTTTGATAGCGGAGACGCTAACTGCCCAGGCTTTCGAGCCTGGGTTTTTCTTTTTGTGTTAAACTGATAAATATTTGCATACAGGGGAATAAAAAATGACAACTTATTTCAAACAAGGATTAGATGTAACAGGTAACATATCGTTATCTGGTGATATTAGTATTGGTGGCAATGCATACGGTGGTGACAGTGATACTGACAGCGTAACATTTACTGCTGATATTACAAGTAACATTTTGCCAGACGCAAGTTTAACATACAATTTAGGTATTAACTCAAAACAGTGGAATGAACTTCACGTTAATAACATTTATGCTGCAAATGAAATGACAGTAGGTGGTGATGTTACTATAACTGGTATAACAAATATTACAGGTGATACTACTATAACTGGTATAACAGATATTACAGGTGATACTACTATAACTGGTAACCTTGAAGTTAGCGGATCAATTAGAAGTCCAAGTACAGATGAACACCTACTAGGCGAAGTTGTCATTAACACAGATCAAATTAGTACTAATCCTGGATTTGAACTTAAACTTAGTAGCCCTACAAACCTTGTACTAGAGCCAACTGATAATATTTGGATCAGTCAAGGAACAAAACTTATCTTTGAAGGTACTGCGCCTGATGATTTTGAAATTAAATTACAAGCAACTGCCGTTACAGCAGACAGAGACATAATTTTACCAGACGCAGGCGGTACCGTAGCATTACAAGAATATGTACAAGAGTTTGTTGGTGGGGCAAGTGGTGCATCATTAGGTGATTGGACAATAAGTGAAAACAGCGGCACACTATACTTTAAACACAATGGTGTTAATAAAATGTCATTAGATTCAAGCGGAAACCTTACAGTTGTGGGTGATATTACAGCCTTTGGGACACTATAATGCCGTTACAAACTTCTGGACCAATTTCAGCTTCACAAATTAGAACCGAGCATGCTCGAGATTCAAATATTGCATTTTTGTTTAGTGAATATTATAGAGAAACAACACCACCTGATACATCGTCTAATAGAATTTATCGTGTACTAGATCTGCCAGAAAATGTAAATGTCCCGCATGATGATACTATACGTTTTAGTGATTTTTATGGAACAATCAAAGCACATATTATGGAACTTAGTGGTGATATTGCAAATGCAGATTTAAACTCCTTAGCACTTGCAGATGGCTGGGATGGCAACTTGTTATTAATTGTAGAGATTAGTCCAGGTACTACTTTATATTCAACTAGTACTTCCAGCGGCGGCGCTATATTGTCAGGTAGTTTTCCATATGGTGTAATAATTAATAATAGTGGCAATATTACTGGATATGGAGGAAGTGCTGGCGGTGCTGGCGGCCCTGCTATCCAAATCACAACTACTGATGATGTAGAAATTATAAACAATTCTGGCGCATTTATCGCAGGTGGTGGTGGTGGCGGTGGTGGTTCCAGCGGTGGCGGTGGTGCCGGACAAGCAGCACCTGGTCAACCTGGTTCACCAGGTGGTTCTTATACCACCTCAACAGGTATATCTACTACTCTTGCTACCTTTGGTTGTTCTGAAGGTTGTACTATTACAGTTACTGGCGGATGTACAGTCACAGTTACTGGTACCAGAGGAGCAGGCGGAAATCAAGGTGCATATGCAGGTTCAGGTACTACCAGTGGTGGCTGTTGTAGTGCATCTGGTACTGGTGGCTGTACTGGTCCTACAGGTGCAGGTTGTTATGGAGTAAGTGCATCTGCAACTATATGTGGCGGAGGCGGAACACCAAACGCAGGTGGTCAAGGTGGTTCTATATTAAGCGCAACAGAAAACGTAACTATCAGCGGTGGTGGTTGGGGATTACCAGGTTCAGGTACTGGCGCTGGCGCAGGTGGCCCTGCTGTATCTGGTCCATATACTTCAATCACAGACAATGGTACTATTTACGGATCAATTTAAGGTTAAGAAAATGAATGATGAAATACAAGAAAATGAATTCCCAGGAGATGTAGTAACAGTAAGCGATGTGAAGTGTCATGAAAATTTAGAAGATGGTACTTCTATAGAAGTACCTTGTCCAGATGGTGTATTGGCATCTAATGAAAAAGCAGCGCAAAGAATGGACATCTGTAAAGAGTGTCCTTCTTATAAATCTTTAATGTTTATGTGTAGTGAATGTGGATGCATTATGCCAGCAAAAACAAGAATAAACAACTCAGTATGTCCTTTAGGTAAATGGTAATTAAATTGTCAAGTGCCAAAATAACAAAGTAAGAGCATAAATACATAAAACAAGGTAAAATAAATGGCAATTAATTTTGATCATCAGCTTAACAAAATTAACACTAGTACTAGTGATGTTGACTTTGATATTACAGGTAGTATAAAACTTCCTGTAGGTACCACTGCACAACGAAGTACATCATTAACTAGTGGTCATATTCGTTTTAACAGTAGCAGTAGCCAGTTTGAAGGTTACAATGGTACAGGTTGGATTACACTTGGTGATCTTGGCGACAATACTATTGGAAGTTTGCAAGATGTTGATACTACTGGTATTACAAGTGGACAAGTTCTTAAGTGGAATGGCACAACATTTGTTGCAGCAGATGATATTGATACTACGTTAGTTTTAGCAAACCAGAGCGTTGGCGATCTAGGTGATGTTGACTTAACTGGCATACAGTCAGGACAAGTATTAAAATGGAATGGATCTAGTTTTGTAGCTAGTGATGATCAAGAAGATTTATCAGACAATACAACTGATGATTTAGCTGAAGGTGTAACTAATCTTTACTACACAGACGGCAGAGTAGATACTAGAATCGGTGCTACAAGTATTGATGCACTTAATGATGTTGATACAACAACCGCAGCACCTAGCGATGGTCAATCATTAGTATGGAATGCTGCACAAAGCAAATGGTTACCTGGTACCGTAAGCGGCGGTGGAGGCGGCGGCGGAATAAGCGAAGGCGATGCAATAGCATTTGCGATTGCACTTGGGAGTTAAATGAATGGCAAGTAGTTTTAAGAACGCACACACCGCAGTTGGTACAAGTGCAACAACAATTTACACATGTGGTGCTGGACTTAACAGTGCTGTGATTCACGGTATGTT